ATATTGCTGTAAATATAAATAATAGAAATTGGGCAGATTCATTAGTAGCTAAAGAAACAGTGAAAGAATGGGGTAGATATCAAGAATTTGGTGCTGTCCTCAATGATGGTGAGCCACAGAAACAAGAATCGGGTGATTGTGGTTGTGGTAGAGCACAAAGTTTTAACGAAGAAGGTTCTGAACATAAAGGTGTCAATGAAACAATATTTTTAGGTTGTGAACCAGTATGGGCACAAGATTCAGATGAATGTCAATATTACCCTAATGCCGAAAATAATGGAAATGGTGGACAGAATGAAGGATTAGATGATGATAATGAAATTATTAAAAGTGAAGTATGTTCGCAATGTTTAGCTGGATGGTATGGACCAGAATGTAATATGAAATGTTGTGGTGGTTTATGTAGTAAAACATTGGATGAAAAAGATTGTGCTGAACAATCTAGGGAATCAGATGAATTATGTGAATTTTATCCTAGTCTTAACATGTGTTTATCTTCATGTCAAGGAGATACGAGAGAAGATTGTGTAACAACTAGAGGGTGTAGATGGGGAACAGATTATGAAGAAGGATTAAAGACAAGCCCAACCGGAGATCCAAAAGATGGTGATATTGGTCCATATTGTTTAAATAATGAATGTGTTTGTCCAAATGGGACACCCGCAAAAGGACTCCAATGTCCAGCACATAATTCAGAATCTTGTACAAGTTGTGAAAAAGGATATAAACAAACTTGGGGGCGTGGAATAATGAGTGATTATTTTGTATGTAGACCAACAACAGGTATAACAAATTTACTTGAATGGTATTTAGGATTAATTGAATGGGATAGTATTCAGAGTGATTTTTTTGATTCAGAAGGAATTAATTTAATAATTAGAACAGGTGTATTTATAACTATATTAATATCAAGTTTATTATCATTAGTAATATTTATGATGTTAATGATTGGAGCAACACCAGCAGCATTGGTATTATTGGGATTAGTAGTCCCAATAGGTGTTTTGGTTTTAGTATCCTTGTTCTTATATTATATACCATTATTTTTTAATAATTATATATGGGCAATTATACCTAAAATATCAATACCTTTTACACCAATATCAATAGGTGGAGGGAAAAGGATTGAAACCGCATTTCTATTATTTAAAGCACCATATTTCTTATTATTTCCAATATTATGTGTAATTGTTTTGATTGGTGTAATGTTAAATATATCGCCACAAATGATAGAATTATTCAAAGAAACAATGGAATCTATTAAAAAATGGATGGCGGAAAACGAATAGAAACCATGCGTGTGGGAGAAAGTAAAATATTTTTTTTAAAAATAAATAAAATTTGAAAATAATATTTGAAAATAATATAAAGACAAAAGTATATTATAATATACTTTTAACTATGGTTGAAAAGGTCATAGATGATTTAATTAAAGCCCATTTCAATCAAACAAAAATATTAGTAAGACATCAAATCGAATCATATGATGATTACATTGATAATATTATTCCGAATATATTTGAACAATTCTTTCCATTAGTAATAGATTCAAAAGATAATACGAATATTATTAATAGTATTAAATTATCAGTAGATAATATAATAATTGGAGATGCATATTGTATTGAGAACAATGGATGTTCAAATATATTAACACCACAGATTGCAAGATTGAGAAACTATAGTTATTGTTGTTCATTATATATTGATATAACTTCATCTGTTACAATAAAAGAAAATGGGAATTTAATAACATTACCAGATAAAGTTATTAAAAATGTATTATTTGGTAAATTACCATTAATGGTAAATTCAAAATATTGTATGAGTAATAAATCAATTAATAATGATTGTAAATATGATATTGGTGGTTATATGATTATAAATGGAAATGAAAAAGTAATTATTTCACAAGAGAGGATATCAAATAATACAATTCAAGTATTTCAAACAAAGAGAAACAATATTAAATATTCACACGTAGCAGAAGTCCGTTCATGTCATGAAAAGATATTTAATATACCAAAATTAATTAGTATTAAAATAACAAATAAGGTGGATAAGTTTGATAATGAAATTAAAATAACAATACCAAATATTAAATTTGATATACCAGTAATTATATTATTCAGATTATTTGGTTGTTTATCAGATAAAGAGATTTTATACCATATTATTGATAATACCAGTAAAGATATTGATGATGTAATGATTAAAGTTTTATTAAAATCATTTGAATCATCTTCACATATAAGGACAGAAGCAGATGCTTATAAATACATGTATCAATATATTAGTAAAAATTATGTAAATATATCAGAAGATAAAAAATTTAATTATATAAAGAATAATATATTAAAGAATGTTTTACCACACTTAAATACATCAAAACAGAAATTATTATTTTTAGGTAAAATAATTAATAAATTAATTAAATGTAATTTAAATTTATTAGAATTGGATGATAGGGATAGTTATTTTCATAAAAGAATTGATACACCTGGAATATTGATGGGTAGTTTAACATATTTATGTATTAATAAAATAGTAAATGATATAAAAATATTCATAAATAAAGAAATGGTCTCAGGATTATATAATATTAATGATAATAAGAATTTAGATAATATTGTGAATGATATGAATATTAGTAAAATAATTAAATCTTCGTATATTGAGACATGTTTAAAAAGTGCTTTGGCTACTGGTAGTTGGGGAATTAAAACTGGCAATAGTGATAAAGCAGGTGTATCTCAAGTATTAAACCGATTAACATATTCAAGTTGTTTATCACATTTAAGAAGAATAGCAACTACCGCAGATATCACAGGTAAATTAATTCCGCCTAGAAAATTACACGCTACATCTTGGGGATATATTTGTCCAACTGAAACACCTGAAGGTCAATCAGTTGGATTGGTTAAAAATATGGCTATATCAAATTATATTACAAATAAAATATCTTCAGATCCAGTAAGGGATTTAATTAAAGATAAAATAATTGATATAGAAAAAATAGATATATATACTTTTGATAAATTTACAAATACAACAATATATATAAATGGAGAAATAATTGGATTTACAGATAAACTCCAAGATTTAATATCTGATTTAAAAGAAGCACGAAATAATGGAATTATTAGTATATATATATCATTTTATATATGTTATAAAAATAATTCATTATATATTAGTTCAGATAAGGGTAGATGTATGAGACCATTATTAAAAGTTAATAATAAATCTATTGATTTTAAAGGGATTGGTTTAAAATTAAAGAATAATAATAATAATTGGTTAGATTTGCTAATAAATACAGATTATATAGAATATATTGATATTAATGAAGTAAATAATATTTTAATATGTCCAAAATATAAGTATATCAAAGATAAAAATTATACACATTGTGAGATATCAGCATCTATGATATTAGGGGTTGTTGCTTCGTGTATTCCATTTGCACATCACAATCAATCACCTCGTAATACATATCAATCAGCTATGGGGAAACAAGCAATTGGAATTCATTCAACAAATTTTAATAATAGATTTGATACATTCTCACACGTGTTAAATTATCCACAAAATCCACTAATATCAACAAAATATTTAGAACATTTTAATTTAAATAAATTACCGAATGGAATAAATGTTGTAGTTGCAATTATGTCATATGGTGGATATAATCAAGAAGATTCAGTATTAATAAATAAAGGAGCAATTGATAGAGGATTATTCACATCAACATTTTATAGATGTTATCGTGAAGAGGAGAAGAAAAATCAATTAACAGGTGAAGAAGATATATTTTGTAAACCAGTATTAGATGAAGTATTATTTCCAAAGCATAAAAATTATGATAATTTAGAAGAAGATGGTTTTGTCAAACCAAATACATTTGTATCAGATAATGATATTATAATTGGTAAAATTATGCCTATTAAGAACAATATGTATAATTACCGTGATACGAGTATTAATGTTAAAAATAATGAAGATGGATATGTAGATAGAAATTATATTAATACAAATGGAGATGGTTTTAAATTTTGTAAAGTCAGAATTCGTTCAACAAGGGTTCCAGAAATTGGTGATAAATTTTCAAGTCGTCATGGTCAGAAAGGAACTTGTGGTATGATATATGATCAATGTGATATGCCATTTACTAAAGATGGAATTGTCCCAGATATTATTATTAATCCACATGCTGTTCCTTCAAGAATGACAATCGCACAATTATTAGAATGTTTATTAGGAAAAACTGGAATCCATTATGGTTATAATGGAGATGGAACAGTATTTAATGAAATGAATACTGAAAATATTTCAAATGCATTAGAGAATGTTGGATTTGAAAGAAATGGGAATGAAGTAATGTATAGTGGAATTACTGGAGAACAATTGAAAACAAGTATATTTATTGGTCCAACATATTATCAAAGATTAAAACATATGTCAGGTGATAAAGTTCATTCAAGGTCATCTGGTCCAGTAGTATCTATGACGAGACAACCAGCAGAAGGTAGATCATCTCATGGTGGTTTACGGTTTGGTGAAATGGAACGAGATTGTATGATTGCTCACGGTTCATCATATTTCTTGAAAGAAAGATTAATGGATGTATCTGATAAATTTACAACATTTATATGTGATAAATGTGGTCTTATTGCTATATCATCCCCAATTAATAATAATTATCAATGTAATTCTTGTAATAATTATTCATCATTTACTAAAATTAATATCCCATATTCATGTAAATTATTATTTCAAGAATTACAATGTATGTCTATTGTTCCACGATTTAAAATAGATAATAAATAATTAAGTAAATAATTAAGTAAATATTTTTTTTAATTTAGTGAGTTTATATTTAAAGTTATAATATATTTATTAAAATAAAATGAACTCAAATTATGACGAAAATTTAAGTGATATCAATGAAATAAATCCAGACCATATTGTTGATATTAAGACAGTTCAATCTTCAGCAATCAAAATATTAATTGAAGCATTAAAAGAAATATTAACAGATACTAATATAATATTTGATGAAAATGGTGTAAAATTAATAGCAATGGATTCAACTCACACAGTATTAATTCATATGAAATTAGAATCAGATAAATTCGAATCATTTCATTGTAAAGAAAAATTTACTGCTGGTATTAATATGTTAAATTTATATAAATTAATTAAGACAATGAATAATACTGATACATTGACTTTATTTATTCATAAAGATGATATAAATAAATTAGGATTAAAAATTAATAATGATGAAAAGAAAACTCAAACAATATATAAATTAAATTTATTAGATATACCAGAAGAAGAGATTAGTGTTCCACCAGCAGAATTTGATACTGAATTGACTTTACCTTCAGCAGATTTTCAAAAATTAATTAGAGATATGGTAAATATTGGTGAAAATACTGAAATCAAAAGTATAGGTAATTCACTAATATTTAATTGTGAAGGCGATTTTGCAGACCAATCTACACATTTAGGAGAAACACAGAATGGGCTTCAGTATAAATATAATTTAAGTCCAGAATTCCCTGTTCAAGGTGTATTTTCATTAAAATATTTAATTTTATTTACAAAATGTACTAATTTATGTAATCAAATTCAATTATATATTAAGAATGATTATCCATTAATTATTCAATATACAATAGCATCACTTGGTATGATCAAATTATGTTTGGCACCAATTACTGATAATAGTTAAAAGTGTGTTTTTATTCTACTATTCGTATTAGTTACATATTTTTCATAACCAGTTATAACTGTTTCTAATGATTTCACATTTTCTCTATACCATAATTTAATAATATTAAATTCTTTTTTAGGTGAAATTGATATACCATTTAATTTTTCAAAGTCGTTTATATCTTTATGGATATCTTCTGAAATAATTTTCAATAATAATTTATCCCATTCGGATTTAATATCTCTTAATGGAACTTTAAATGATATACAACATCCAAGTCTATTTTCGGGGTCTTCCCACATAGGTATAATATCCCCTCTCATAAAAAAATACATACAATTTTGTAAATTTTGAGTTTTAATTGTATTTTTAAGTATATTATAATCATATAAATTTTCACAATCAAAAATTTTGTTATAACTATTTTTATCCCAATTTTTGTTATTTAATTCATGAATCCATAAAGACCAACTATTATTGATTTGAATTTGTTCTTTTTCCATTATAATATAATATATATAGTTTTATTTTAAATAATATAATAAAAAATAATATATTAAATATAATATAAATGAACTTTGTAAATATTATTATAATTTTTGTATATATATACTTATTATATTGTCAAATTAATAGAGATGATACTGGATCTATAGTAATATTAACTGCCATTGTATTATTTTGTTTATGGTATAATAGAAGAAATAGAGTTTTAGAATTATTTGATGTTCAAGGAGATTATGCTAACTTAGAAGAAACAACTGTTTATGAAAACTATGTTCCAGAGATTTTCCCTGGATTACTTGCGAGTAGAGTTAAAAATTATGATGGATTATGTTTAAAAACAGGTAATACTGAATCTTGGAGCCATGAACAAGATTGGCCATTATTATCAAATAATGAATTATATGTAGTTCAAGGCAATGGTGTTCCACCAGTTCAATATCAAACAAGTGATGATAATTTAAATGGTCCCCCAGTTAATGGATTTGAAGGTGGTCCGGAAAAAATGTTTATGTTTGCTAATAATATTTCTGATCCAGAATGCTGCCCATCTACATTCGCAGATAGCACTGGATGTGTATGCACTACTGATGCTCAGAGAGACTATATTGCTCAAAGAGGTGGTAATGGTGTTGGTTGTGCTCTATAATTATCCAATTAACCTTTGATGTAATCTAGAATATTGATCAAAATGTGTTTCATCTTTATCTTGTAATCTCTGGACCCTATCTCTTTCTTGAATCTCTTTTATTTTTTCTCTTTCTTGTAATTTGTATTTATCTTCTTTAGACATATTATAATTTATCTTTTTCCTTTCTTTATTATAATCTTTAATACTTACTTTTCTATCTGATACATTAATACTATCTACATCAATTAATGTAGATTCTTCAAAAGCTTCCCTTAAATCTCTATATCCTAAACCATTTATTTCGCCCGAATAACTTTCAACTTTACCACCACCCAATACTGTTAATGAGTCTATGTTTTTTAATGATATTAATTCAGTTGGTTCTTCATATACCTTTAATTGATTATTTGATTTATTTATCTTTTTAAGTTCATTGAATTTTTTATTAAATACATTCTCATTAAATTCTTTCATATTATATTTTTCAACATTGCTTTCTTTTTTTAACCATTCACCATACCCATCATCTAAAAATTCATCACTTATTTTATTTTCTTCATATATTTTATTAAATTCTTTAATATCGAATTTATTTTTAATTTTTTTTTTAATTGGTTGTTTTTCACTACTGATAAATTCTTTTAAATCTTTTTTTAAATCATTGTGTCCTTTATCATCACTATTACCTTTTATTTTTTTTAATAATACTTGATATGATAATGTAACTAATTTAAATTCATTTCCATCTTTATATTGTTCCCCTCCTTTATCCGGATGAACAATCATTGCTCTTTTTATAAATGCTTTTTTTAAACTTTTTTCATCATAATTTTTTGATATATTTAATGTTTTATATGGGTTTAATTTTATTTTTTTAGATTCCATTTATATTTTTATATATTTTTTTTTTAATTACTAAACATTTAAAATATAATAATAAATATAAATGACAAAGAAACAAATTGGCGGATTATGCCCACCATGCTTAATACCTATAGCATTAGGTGCTTTAGGTATGGGTTCTGTTGGATATGGATTATCTAATAAATCTAAAAGTAAACTAACTAAATCTAAAAGTAAACTAACTAAATCTAAAAAGGGTGGTAAAAGAATTAAAAAAGGAGGAACTCCTCCTAAAAAAACTAAAAGAAAAAGTTTGAAGGGTAGATTAACTAGACACAGAAAACCAACACCACCCAAACCACCAACACCACCATCACCACCATCACCACCAAGAAGTATATATGAATGGTTATTTGGTAGAGGTCCCAAACCACCAACACCACCCAAACCACCAACACCACCAAAAAAAAATAGTAAAGAAATGAAAAAAGATCCAAATTATAGAAAATTGTCAAAAGTAATTGCCAGAGAAATGGATATTCCGACATCACACGGGAAATTTGTATATAAACAAAATTCTAATGAAAAAAAGAGACATGATATTAAAACAAAAAATTTATATAATTCGTTATATCAATAAGGAGTAACATATTTTTTAATAATCCAACATAAAAAATAAAAAATATATTATTAAATAATTTTTTAATTCATCTATATTTTCTATATTTTCTAATGTAATTATTGGTGGCATTTTTATTATAATTATATTATTTACTTATTATGTTATTTAAATATTTATCTATTTTCTGGTTCAGAATAATCATATTTAATATATTCAAAGATATCTTTCTCATTATTAAATACATGATCTACTTTTTTCTTTGTTTCAGAATCTTTTAGTGAATACTCATTTAGTGTTAATCCGCGTTTAAGGAGGTCTTCTCTCATTCTAACATTAAATTCAGCGGATCCTGTAAAATATAATATTGCAAATGGATACTCATCTGGTTTTGTAAACATAAAATCAACTCTACGATTAATTTTATTTATTTTAGATAATCCCATATACTTTTTATTACCTCTAGATAATTCATCTACTAAATATCCGGTTTTCACTAATTCATCTATAAATTTATTATAAATTGAATTATTCTTTACCCCTGGTGTATTAATTAATATATCTATATCACCACTATCCGGTTTCATCCTCCTAAAAGATCCAGCAATTGTTAATTGAGCAGTAGGATCTATACTATTCAATACATCTTTTAGAACCTTTTCGTGTTCAACAATTTCATCTCTAGGTATTCTCTGTAAAATATCATCATAATATTTAAGACCCTTTAATTGAACATTATTCAATACTTTATCAACATCTTTGTCTTTCCTTAAATCATCAATAGTTTTATATCCTTTTTTAACAAGTTCATTTGCTTTTACTGTTCCAACCCCATGAATATCTAAGAATAATTTTCTAGGATCTACGATATCTTTTACTTTTTCATACATTGGACAAGTTCCAGTTTGAATTATTTGATTAATTTTTTCAAGAATTTTTGACCCAATTCCTTTCATTTCAATTAAATCTTTTGGAATTAATTGAGAATCGTCGTCTAATTGTGATAATGCTATATTTGCTTTTCTATATGCGGCGGCTTTAAAGTGTTCTCCATTTATCTTTTCATATTCATCGAGTTTATTAAATATTAATTTAATTCTTTTTAAAATTTCATTTGATATTGGAGATTTTTCTACAACTTTTTCTTTTTCTTTTTTAACTTCAACATCATCTCTAATTCTAATATATCTAGCAAACCTCGGTTTTCCTGAATCTGTCATACCAGAATATTCATATGTAATTAATGTTCCAACTGGATGGGTTTCTTTATAATTCCCTCTAATAATATCATCCATTCCAGAAATAGCAAATTCATGTTCTTTATTTTCATCTATAACTTGGTAATTACCTTTATTTATTAGAGGTTTACAAATAAAAGCACCTAATTTACCAGTATATTTACCTGTTCCTGGGCGATAATCAACAATAACAGCCTCAGCATCAAAACTTGGTTTATATTTCAACATGAAATTAGACCGTTTATCTTCATATATACTACTCGGATCTTTTAACATAATTCCTTCAGCACCATCTATCAATATTTTTTCATAATATTCTTTCATTTGTTCCATGCTTTTAACAACTGTTTGTGTTGTTAATATCATTGGACAAGTTACTTTTTTAAATTTTTTGTCTAGTGTTGCTCTAAATTTAATCCAATGCTCTTTAACTTTAGGCATAATTGATTTTAGAAAATTATACCTTTGTTCAAATGTTGCATTAATATCTGGCGCATCATATACATAATATTTAATATCAAACCAATCTTCATCTATTGGTTCTTTTTTTCTAGCTGCCCCCATTCTTTGAAAACCATCTCTTCCCATAAATAATTCTCCATCTAATGGAAATTCGGGTAAAGCTGATTTAAACCACTGTGGTGCTGGAAATGTTGGTTTATTTTGTCTAGATATGAATAAATTTCTTTCCGGGTCCCATCTAGCTCTATATCCATCAAACTTTTCTGACATTAACCATCCAATTGGTGGATTATAATCAGGTAATTTCCTAGGTCGTTTCATACCAATACTATATTCTTTCGCAAGCATGAAATCTAGTTTATTTTCTTTTTCCATTATATATATTTATTATATTCATTAAAGTTTTATATAATAAATAAATCAAATTATTTTACGATTAAAATAAAGGTAAATTATATAATGGAAAATTACAAATTTGTGGAAAATTATAAAACACCGATTTCATGGTGGAAAAGTGAGACAGGTAGTATTGGTTGGTGGTGGTTACCATTTATATTTGGTATTATTTGGTTTATGGTTTCTTCGTTTGTTAGTGGAATATGGGATTCAATAAATGAGTATTTTTTTGAAAAAACAATTAAAAAAACAATTAAAAAAGATGATATTATATTTCATAAAATATTTCCAATAATATTTATAATATTAACGATAATTTCTTGTCTTATTCAAACTAATTTACTTCGGGGATGGCCCTAAAATTTTAAATATCTTTTTATTTTATTTATATGCTGGTGATTATATATAGCTTTACCTGATTCAATTTCTGCTATAGTATTCAATGGTAAATTAACACCATTCGCTAATTGTTTTTGTGTTATTTTTTTTGAATTCCTATTTTGAATAATTTTAATCCGCAATTCATCTGGAACTTTAGCATGTTTTAATTCATCATTATCAACTTTTT